GCGCGAGAACCTCATCGAGCAATTGCGCAATCGGATGGTCACGGCGCTTTTCGAAACCATTACCTGGAAATGACGGAGGAGGAACGATGAGCATCGGCGGCAATCGTGTTCGGCTGGATTTCAACCCGAGTGACAACTCTCTGGTCGGGCGAATTAAGAACGAGACCGCGGCGCTGATCGACTTGTGCGAGGAGCTGAAAGGTAAGGACGTGCGGCTCGCGGCGCTGGCGCAGACTGCATATGAAGAGGCTGCCATGTGGGCAGTCAAGGCGGCGACGTCGTCGTGAATGCTATCGTCCGATTGCCGCCGGGTATTACGCAGACCCAGTCATACACCTGGGTCTTGCGCGAGCAGTTCCTTGCGGCGCTTGAACCATACTTCAGCGGCTTCACGATCCGGCGCACCGACTACAAGCCGATTCTCCCCGCCCAGCTCCCGGTGCTCGGCGCCTATTTGTTAAATGAGCGTATGACGCCGGACGGCGACGCGAACGCCGCCGATATTCGCTTCATTCACAATTTCCAAATCGGCTTCTCCGTCATCATCGCCAACAACGACCCGGACATTGCCGAGCAGAAGCTCGACGCGGCCTGGTGGTCGATGATGCATGGGTTGTGGTGCAACGCGGCGCTTACGCGCTTCTTTGGCTCCGGCAATCCCGACGACACCGCGTTCGAGGGGGTGGTGCTCGGCGTCCGCCGCATGGTCTACGGCAATATCGGCAAGAACAATGAAAGCCCGACGGCCGAGCTGCAATACGAGGTCAACTGCACCTATCGGACCATGTGGGACCCGGTCATCACCGACACGCTCGACAAGCTTGTCGTCACGGTCATTCCCGACGGATTTGATCCGACGAAAACACAGACGGTCATCGTCGAATACGACCTGACTGGCTGAAATTCAAACCAGCAAGAACGGAGAACTGACGATGGCCGATGTTCGACCACGCGGGCCCATGCCTGCGGCGCCGGCACCTGATCCGCGCGCAACACGGAACGCCTGGAAACAGGCACGTCTCGAAGCAATCCGCAAATCGATGGAGATCCCGCGTGTTCGCGTGACGCCGGCGAGTGAAGAAATCCGTCGCGCGCTCAGACATCCGCGCGGCATGCCGTTCCGCGAGACCGGTTCGGTGGAATGGCCGCTCGACACGTTCACGCAGAAACGGATCAACGAGGGCTCAATCACGATCGAGCCTATCGACAAGCCCGCGCACGCCGGCGCGCCGGTGCACCGCGAACATCAGGAGGCGTAAATGCCCATCTCTTTTTCTGCGATTCCGTCGGACATCAAAATCCCGCTCTACTGGGTCGAATTAGACCCGTCGATGGCGGGCCTGCCAGTGCTCGGGCTTCCGGCGCTGCTCGTCGGCACGATGATCAGCGGGACCGGCGGCGGCGACGCGACGCACGATGTGCCGATCGCGGTCGGCTCGCAGGCTCAGGCTGATCATCACTTCGGTCAGGGCAGCGAACTGAGCCGTATGTTCAAAGCTTACTTCGCCAACAACTTTGCGAACCAGGTCTATGGCCTACCGGTCGCCGAGCCGACGGCCGGCACGGCCGCGACGGGCACGATCACCGTGACGACGGCGCCGACCGACGCCGGCGTGATCAGTCTCTATATCGGCGGTCAACAGGTCGCGGTGCCTATCGCGCCGTCCGACACGGTCGCCAACATCGCGGCGGCGATCGCGGGCGCGATCAACGCCGAGGACGATCTGCCGGTCACCGCGGTGGCGGCGACAGGTACGGTGACGCTGACATGCCGGTGGAAGGGTATCGGCGGCAACGACATTTCGGTTATGCTCAACTACTACGGAGCCATCGGCGGTGAGAGAACGCCGCCTGGGCTCGTCATGACATTACCGACCGGCGGCATGTTGTCCGGCGGTGCCGGCGTGCCGACCTTCACCAATGCGATCACCAATCTCGGCGAGCAGGTTTTCGAGTACGTCGCGCTGCCATACACCGATTCCGAAACGTTGATGGCGTGGGAAACCGAATACGGTTTCTCAGACACCGGGCGCTGGGGATGGATGCGTCAGCTCTATGGTCATCTGTTCAGCGCCAAGCGCGACACCTACGCAAATCTCATCACGTGGGGTCAGACGCGTAACTCCGGCGTGACATCGGTGATGGCGGTTGAAGCATTGAGCCCCTCACCGGTCTATGAATGGGCCGCGGCCTACACTGCAAAGGCGCAACGCGCGCTCGTAAATGACCCGGCACGGCCGTTGCAGACGCTGTCATTGAATCAGATCAAGCTGGCGCCGCTCAGTATGCAGGGCGCTCGCTTCGATGCGCTCGAATGGCAAGGCCTTGCGAGCAACGGGCTCGCGACGCAGAAACCTGGATCGGACAATCAGCCGATGATTGCCCGCGAGACGACGACTTACCAGCTCAATCTCTATGGCAATCCCGATACCGCATACGAACTCGTCACGACCCTCGCGACGTTGGCGCGACTGATCCGAAATCAGAAGCAGGCGATCACGAATAAGTTCCCCAGATGCAAACTGGCAAACGACGGAACGCGCTTCGGGCCGGGCCAGGCGATCGTGACACCAAAAATCATCAAGGGCGAACTCATCGCGGAGTATGAGGTCGATTCTTATAACGGCCTGGTCGAGAACACGCAGGCATTCGTCAATAACTTGCTGGTCGAGCGCGACTCCGTGGACCCCAACCGCGTGAACGTCTTGTATCCGCCCGATCTCATTAATCAGCTTCGCGTCTTCGCGGTGCTGGCGCAGTTCCGGCTGCAGTACAACGCCATCATCGATCCGACGCTCGGCGCCAATATCGGCCAGAGCGGCGTGATCGTGCCGGGCATCACTGCTTGATCCGGTGAGCCCGTTAAACGCGTCTAGAACTCTAATCTCAAAAATCGGAGAAAGAAAATGGCACAGCGTATAGCTGGCATCGCCACGCTTACAGTTGACGGTCAGCAAATGGCCCTGAGGGGCAACTTCACGGTCTCGCCGAGCATTGTAGAGCGAACGATGCTCGCTGGGCAGGATGGCATTCATGGCTATCAGGAACTGCCGCGCATTCCATACCTGGAGGCCGACATCTCGACTCTGCCCGATTTCAACGTCGCCGATCTTGCCAATCAGGTCGACGTCACGCTGGTCGCGCAGCTCGCCAACGGACGGAACTATCAACTTACCAACGCGACCTGCAAGGATAACATCGAGATCAATACGCGCGATGGCCAATTCCGCGTGCGTTGGGAAGGCTTGGCCTGCCGCGAATTCTCGTGAGGTAAGACATGAACGAAGCAATCCGCGAGGGCTTCGTCGACGCTGGTTCGCCACCATCGACGCGCAGGCCGAAGTCGATAGCACCTTCGCCTCCGCGCGAAGAAGCGCCCCCTCCGCAGGCGCGCGAAGAGCCGGTGGCGCCAAGCGAGACGTGGCCAGTGACCGTGAAGCTGCGGCGGCCGATCGTCGGCAACAAGGGCGAACAGATTTCGGAACTGACGTTTCGCGAACCGACCGGCCGCGACATCATTAACTGCGGCAATCCGATCCGCATTGACAGCGCCGGCGAAATTCAAGTCGACGAGAAAAAGATGACGGCGATGATGGGTCAGCTCTCCAGCGTGCTAGCGCCGTTGCTCAACGCCATGCATCCGATCGATTGGAATTCTTGCTATTACCGGCTGCGCCCTTTTTTTCTCCCCGATCCGACGTCCTGGTAGGCGAAGACGAAAACCTCGTTCTCGATTGTTACCGGCTGGCGCATTACTACAACTGCAATCCCGAGATTTTTCTCGCGATGCCGTTGAGCCAAATGGAAGTGCATATACGCCACACGAACCGCATTGCCGAATTGATGCGCGACGAGACTAAACGCGATGGCTGATCAGCAGCAAGAACTTGAGTTGATCGTCAAGCTGGTCGACCAGGCGACGCCAGGTCTGCGAACGCTGCGCAATGAGTTGCAACAGACAGGCAACATCGGCGCCGACAGACTAAAAGCCAGCGTTGGTGACATCGAGAAAAACGCCATAAAGCTCGGCGAGCACACCAGGGGGATTACGAAGGAGATCAATGCGGCGGTAAGAGAACTCGGCCGTTTCGGCGCGACCGTTACGGGCCTGCCGCTTGGCGAGTTCACCAAGGTCATCGGCGGCGC